AATTCCCGACCGGGTTCAAGGAAGTCCACACCGTCGAGCTGATTCTCTAAGTTCATTAGAGACCAGCTCGGAACCACATTCTCCAAGAAAGGAAAATACGGCTCCAGACGGCGAGGCCAGGCATTCAGACCGTACTTCTGGTTACCAACCAGTTGATCGGCCGTAGCTCCTGGCCCGTGCTTGGGTAGATACTCCCCACGTATGAGATTACTCTCAACGTCATCGAGCACCCTTCCAAACAGTAACTTACTCATCCTCCTGAAGTCGTCCAATTGCTCGGGCGACCGCAGAAGAAGGGAGTTAGCAGTTACAACTTCCTTTTCACAATCGACGTACTCTCGGAGTGCCTTACGCACCCTGTGCGGAGCACAATCGAGCTCGATCTTGCCAAACATCAACGTGAGTTGACGAATGGCTCGAACGGACTCAACACAAGGGTCGTCGACCAGAACACCAGTGTTGCGATTGAACACGCGAGCGAGGAAACCCCCCAGTAATGCGGGGAGCCCTGCCTGCCAGCCGAAGCCGGCGAACAGGTCGCGCTCTACCCAACCTCGGTCTAGACTTCTTTCGAAGTCCTTTCCGAACGTTGGAAGGGTGATCGTCAGAAACGACACACCCTCATGTTCACATCGCGCCGTGACGGTTTTGATGTCACGGTTGGCGCTAGTGCAACATAAGCTGGCTAATTCTTCAGCCAGCTCCTTCCAGAGTTTCAACAGGCTTTTCAGAATGCCCTCCTAATAGAGGTGGATTCTCCTGGCTTGTTGAGCGGTTCCTGGCTCCGTCCCCGTAGTTTTGGGGCACTCTTTCAACCGAGTGTTCGGATCGATAATGATTCCTCGATCCGAAACGAAACTGACCAGAGCTAATACCGTTATCCAAACGGCCGTAGTGCTCACTATAACAGTGAACGCGCAGGTCCTTGGATTACGGTCCTTGCTCTCCCAACCGCCTTGGGATGGATTCAATTCTTCCATCCGTTGGCCCTGATAGAGCAACTGCCCGCGGCATCCAGCATAGGTGCTGGCCCACGGATATACAGTTGCATCAGGACTCGCCACCGAGCATCTTGGTGACGAGCTGGTTGGTATTCGCATCGAGAAGGGAATCGAACCCCTCTTCGATAGCCAGGAGCTCCGCTGCCGTGTAGCCAAACGTGGGGTGGTCCATCACGAGATAAACACTCGTGGAGAACACCTCGTTTTGGCTTGGCACGATCAGCGAGGCTCCGACCTTCGAATGGTCAAGCCGGAGCACACGGCGAGCACGCCTCCCGTAGGAGTGTGA